TGATGAAGTGCAAGGCGCTACACGTTTTTTCACTTTCAGACTCAATGATAAAATCAATGAACTGAAAACAACAGACTTAAGTACATTGTATGGCAGAGCGCATAGTAAAAGAAGCCCAAGTTCTCGCTACACCCCTTCAAAACAGGCTAATACAGCGCGTTTCCTAGTGTCATTGCTCGTTGTTTACTGTATATATACACAGCTATTACAGTCTTAAACACCCCTTCATGGACACTTTTAGGACACTGCTTTCATTTTTACTTTGTATTTTTTTGATCTATTTATTGAATGTGAAGTGTAAAGATTATTTAATCATTCAGACAACAATAAACTAAGGACGTTAATCAATGAAAAAATTATCTATTATTGCTATCGCTACGCTTGGTCTTGCGGGTTGTGCCAGTGCGCCAATGGGTACGGTCACGCCGTTAAAGGAAGGCTACACTGCCGAGGCTACTGTGCAAAATGGCGATATTAAAGCAGCTAAGAAAATAGCGCTTAATACGGCAGAGGCAGAATGTAAAAAATACAATCGTGGCTTTTACGTCATAGAAGAATCAAAAGAAGAGGCCAACGCCTACGGTATGGATGACGGCACAACAGATGCAGCAAACATTGCGTCCACGCTCATTTTTGGTAAGAGTTCATTCAGCAAGTCGCGCACTGTATCGCTCAAGTTTGACTGTAAATAATATCAAATCTGAACATAAAAAAAGGGCTGATCATTCAGCCCTTTTTTTGTGTTTGTTGCTTTGCAATTTTTAGGTGCTGATATTTAAACCAACTATTCATACCGAACGTTGCGACACCGATCACGACACCACTAAACATTGCGAAATCGTTTGTTGTCATGCCGCCGAACAGTGCTACAAATGACGACCCGTAGGCCGTTGTTGTCAGTTTGTCCATGTAATCCCTTACTCAACCATTTCTTGTACTTGCTCGCCCAACACATTACCCGCCGTGGCTGCAACTTGAGGCGGTACACCGATTGATACTAGCGCCGCCGTCGCCAGTGCTGCCACTAACCACTTTGCCGCTTTTCCTTTTAAAAATTTCATGCTGTTATTTCCTTGTTTTTATTTGAATGGGTTTTCAATATCGCCATTTTGAACAGATGTTTTCCAACGCTGATATTCTTCGTCGTTCATTTTTGGGAGTTTATGACGATAGAACACGTCGAATTTATCCGGTGTATTAGCTATGCCTGTCCACTCCCAAAAGTCCGCCGCCATACCCGCCACACCGCCCAGAAAATCGGCGGTAGGTTCGCCAACGATAAACGTCCCAACATCACCCGCCACGTCAATGGCATCGTCGGCGGCGTCATTTTTCACATAATCGACGGCATTACCTACAGCCTTGGCGGCTTTATAGGCGAGGTATCCACCTACCGTTAAGCCAACAGCACCAAGCCCAAGGATGATATAAAACTGTTTGTCGTTAACGACTGACATTAGGCAACGTCCCCCCAAATCTCTGAAACATAGTTTTGCGTTTCAGTTGGCGCACTGGCTAACCATTTATAGCCGTTGCTTTTCATTGCGTTGTTGACGTTGCCCATACCCCAGTTGTAAGCGGCCAGTGCCGTTTCCCAATCACCAAACTGGTTTTTAAGTTTGGTTAAGTACTTGGCGGCATAGTAGATGCTTTCCGATACGTTTAACGGGTCAACATCGGGGTGCCATTTCGGGACGATTTGAGCAATGCCCACTGCTCCCGCCGCACTGGTCGTTTTACCCGTGATAATGTCCTGACGATAACGGCTTTCTTGGTAAAGCAAACGCGCCAACAAATAGCGAGGCATTCCGTTTTGATACTCTGCTGCCATGATGTCAGTAAGGTACGGTTGCGCCGCCGCTGGCGGTGTCCATTTTGTTCTTGTCATAAAGTACAGGGCAACGCCACCGATCACGGCCACCGCTACCCACCCCCCTTTATTCATTTGTTGGTTGTTCCATTTGATCTAGCGCGGCTTGCGCTTCTTCAAACTCGATTGTTTTTTCTTCTGCCAGCAATACGGGATCATAATTAATAAAATCAATCGGCAAGGTTTGGCCTAACTCACTGATTTCCATTTCTTCGCCCGTCTGATGCCAGCCGCTAGCGCCTCGAAAATCTGGCGTTAATGACCAACCCAAACCATTAAAAATAACGGCTTGGTTCTCGCCAGCACTCACGGTAGGCCACTTTTCAACCGCGTTTGCGGGAATTAAAAACTGACTTTTATCAAACGGGTTTTTATCACCTTCGCCCAATTCAAGAGCGCCTAAAAACTGTTTTGTTATTTGATCAAAACTATAAACTTTCATCTTTAGTCGTCCTTATTGGTAGCGAATACAAAACAAAACAGACACGTTTTTCATAGTGTTTTCTGTACCGCCCGTAGATGAGGTTGACGCTGAATAATCACCATTACCTCGCAAACCTGATTGACCCAAGCCACTCGCTGAATAAAAAGAGCTGCGGCGATATGAATGATTGTGAGCTTTTATTTCATCTACTTGATAGCGTCCAAGTGTAGGGGCGGAATCAAGCCCCGCCCCATCATCAAAGCCACGACCAACCACGCCCCGACGATCTGGAATGGTGAACGTATTCAAACCGTCCCCCGTTCCAAAATTACCGCGATCTTTTATACCTTGATTAACTAGATTTCCACTTTCTTGGGCGTGCTTAAACAAACGCCAAAAAAGTACACGGCTTAACTCTGCGCCGTTGGCTTTTATGGTGTTTCGTGGCGGTATGGCGGCGGCGTATTCTTCAATACGACCAACTGCACCAATCACTCTTTTTTTAAGCTGCATAGAACACCTGTAAAACCTTAAAACCACTACCCTCGCTTCCAGTGATTTCTAAAGCCCCCGTGAAATTCTCAAGCTGAAAAGAATCACCAGCATAGAGAGATAAACCATTCACAAAAATTTCGGCGGTGTTTTGATCTTCGGCTAAAATGGTTAAATCTTTTCTTAATGGCTTCTCAGTTAATGACACTGAACCATTCACACCAAGAACAAACGAATCGACAATAAAAATAGACCCGCTCATAGGTCTGTTTTTAATCGTTTCTGTAATTGTTCGAATGTCTACCGTGTTTGATACTTCCACCGCTGGCATTGTCGAAATCTCAACCGCTGGAAGTTGTGACACTTGAACCGCTGGCATTTGTGATACCTGCACAGGTGGCAAAGATGACACAGCTACAGAGTTCAAAAGGTTTACATCGACAGTAGACGCAATCCCACTGACTTCTGTTAATTGTCCAGAGGCCGCGACTTTTAATTGTCCGCGACCAGTAAGAAATGAAAACTCACCTGCGCTGTTATCAAGGTTCAAAACGTTAAAACCCTGATAACCTTCCGGCATGATGAAAGTGTCTCTCACTGCGAGCTGGTGCATTTCCCCGTCAACTTCTAGCTCTATTTCACCAGCGCCTTTTTCATAGTGAATATATTCACCAATGGCGGTAACGTTCCAGCGGCCACCCGCTTGCAAAACTTGCGTATGTCTCACTTTTTCACCCTCGCCATAACAATCATCGACAGCACCGCCGCGACACTCACGCCACCAATGATGTACAAATTTTTCTCATTGCTTTTTGCTACGAGATTTTGTCCGTCAGTCGCAACGGCTATTGCCATTTGCTGCACTCTGTCAGCATTGGCAGAGCTGGCATCATTGATTAATTTCGTTGCGCCGCTCCATGCATCGGCTGTTTTTTCCGATACTAAGTTAGTGGCACCGCTCCACGCCTTTGATGTTGCATTGACGGCCATTTCTGCCATTTCGCCAGCATGATCAACAGAGGAAAGCGCCACAATCTGGTTACTGTTTAGCGCCGAATTAGCCAGACCAATTGCTGCATTAACAGAACCATAGTCCGTACTGGTAACCGTGTTACCGTTACCCGCTACAATGTTTTGCCCCTGCACACCCTGTAAGCTGTAGTTGGTCGTTTGGTTATTGGTAGTATTCGAACTCTTGGAACTTGAGCTCATGCGCCACCCCCTAGCTCAACGCGATACACTCGCTCAAGCTCAACACCCGCGATTCCATACTTTTCATAGAGTCGTTGTACCGCTGCATTTTTTGAGTGGTAACGAATGCTGTTAAACCCGTTTTGTATTGCTACGGATTTAATCGCTTCGCCTGCCTTTTTCATTCCATAACCACCGACACAGCACACCACCAATTCAAGGCCGCAAGACGATTCTTCGCCTCGCGTTACCACCCAAAGATCAACACCCCCACCAATCATGTGATAAAGATGCGCCGCGCCGCTTTCGACGCTGGCCTTTATGATTTCCGTATCTGCACCACACGAACCGCGCAAGTCTTTGGGTGTTGATTCAAGCCAAGGGCTTTTTATGATTTTGATCATTTTCCACCCTTCATCATGAAAATTACGCCCAACAAAACAACCCCACCAACCAACAACGGCACCATGCTAGACGCCGCCGACGGTGCTGCACTGTAATTACCAAAAACAGTACCGCCTACGGTATTTGTACCGCCTGTATTGGTTGCGGTTGCTCCAAAATCCGCGCTATACCCACCGCCACCGCTCATATCCATCGGATTCATTTATTTCCCCTTCATGGCAATGACAAGCACACCCAATACCGCCACGGTGCCGCCACCGACAGCAAGCCATTTACCGTATTTATCGATAAAAGTGGCATTGGCTGCTTTTGCGGCGGCGGCTTGTTTTTCAACGGCGGCAGCTGCTGCTACATCATTGTATTTTGCAGCAGAAGCGGTTGCGGATTGAGTAGGTACATTGGCTGTGTTTGGCGGCTCGGGTTTTACCTTTTCAACTTCTGCTTCTGTGTAGGCGTCGACAAGATCGCCAACACCCCCAGAAACTTTGTCTGTTAAATCATCGAACCAGCTCATAATTTACCCCAGTGTCAAAACAACATCGGCCAGAATATCAATGGTCTTGTTGTCTGCTTCATGGTGTAACTTGAATGTGAGCGTGTCATAAGACGTGTTCATTGAATCCGACATAAAGCCAGTGCCCACAGGGTTAAAAATGAAATAGCCGTCTTGTGGTGCAAGATCGTATTCAGCTTTTTGAATGTAATCGTTCAGCTCTTTTTCAATCTCAAGATGACGAATAATATTGCCGCCTTTACGACAAATAACTTCAATCTTGGAAATGTCACCTTTGATGTACAAAGTTCGCAGTTTTGGACCTCGCATCAACTTATCGAAAACGATGATGCCTTTGCTCACGTTGTTGATCGTGTGGCGTTCAAATCGACGTTCAACCGTTCTTACACGTTTAGTAAATTCAGTACCGTTTGCACCGATCACGGGCAAACCCTGCGCATCACGTGCAATCTGAATGTTTGCAGTAAAGGCCGCATGAGCCACAATAAAATAAGCGTCTTCGCCTTCTGCTGGTGCAGGAAGTGAAGAGGCCAAACGAACGCGAAATTCATGCGAGTCATTAGCATGGCTCGGACGTTCTAACGAATCTTGACCAGGCAATGTTTTTGCCTTGATGTCAGCAACATGGAAAGGAATCCAACCCGCAATAACAGCGCGTTTGTTGTGATTTTCCATCATGATCAATTCAGACGCAGACGCGCCCATTGGCAAATCGGAACCGTTGGCAAGCTCAACCGCTTCAATGTGTTCAACTGGGATATTGGTTTCCAAGTAAAACGTGCGGTAAACCGTGTTTGGTGGCAATGTCAAAGAAAGACGCTTACCTTTGTTTAGCTCGCCGCTAAACGGGCTTAATTCTTCTAAAATGGCGCGCATTACTTAACCCCCAGTTACGACAGAAGCGAGTTTTTTACCCGTCTTACCTGTCTTGCTAATCGCATAAACTGCGGTGCCAAAAGCGACCAGACCGACGGAAACGGAGATAACCGTTTTCCAGTCAACTGACTGCTTTACCTTGTCGATTGTTTTATTCATTTGATTCTTTCCCCTCAAGGGTTTGTGTTTAAGAGGTTCGAAAGATAGGGCAGGCTATACTATGGGCGTCAATAGCAGAAAACGTGTTTATAGTATGGATAGTATGAAATTAGATAAAAAAAGCCCTAAAAAGGGCTATCCAATGTATTTAAAAGTGACCTTTTCGAATGAGTCCTTTACTACTTTGTAGAAATTCAGCGGGTCAAGCGCCCCCATAAGCTTTGGTTCAAGCATTGTTTGGCGCTTAATATATTGCTGATCATTAGCACGCTGAATGCCAATATACGTTTCGGCGGCTTGAGTAATGAACGCCTTTGGCACCTCTTGAACTCGCTGTGTCCCCACGATCAAAACACCGCCATATTTGCGAGCTCGACGCCACACTTTGCCCGTCCATTTCGGCATTGATTGTTTAAGTCCAACGTCAGCGGCTTCTTCAACAATCACGTCAAGTATTTTAGTTCCATCCAATGCCGCCCACACGCACATCATGAACCATTCAAACGTGGTGTCATCGTCGTCGCCATTCCAGCCGATACGGCCACCGCGAGACATAACCAATTTCAAAGCATTGATAAACGCTTGTTTGTCTGCGAAGTGCTTACAATTGTGGTCATTATCAGGATCCCAAAAGACCGCCCGTTTTGACGCTTTCACTAGATTCTTAATGGCTTGAGTCTTACCACCGCCCGTAATGGCGGTGATAAATTTATGACTGTTTGGTAATGAAGTATTAGGATTCTTAGCCACTACCAACCACCTTCTTTATCAAGACTGGATTTATATTTCCCCCTATCCTCTGTGCTGCTTTCTTCCTCTTCTTTATCTGTTTTTTGTGCTTTAGTGATTGCCGCCATGTGCGACGCACGCGCCGCCATGATCGCCGTACCCACGTAAAGCCCCGCCTTTATCTCTGGCTTTTCCATGAAATCATCCATCCATTCCGGCATAGCATCGCCGTATTTTTCAGCCAATGGCACCAGCGCGGCGGCGCCAGCGTCTATTTTTTCCGCTTCTACTTCGGCCGCTGGATACGTGCGAGACAACCCCCACCAAAGCATATTATTGAAGCGAGCCGCGAGACGTTCCGCACGTTCACGATTTGCCGCGCTTTCTTCTTTTGATGGTTCGGCTTCCTGTGTTGCTTCTTGCTCTGCTTCCTCTAAAAGATCGTCAAGACTTAACCCTTCGTCCTGATCGATAGTATTCTCTTGTTCTAATAGTTCATTTTCTTGGTCTTGCATGATTTACCCCTTACTTACTTTTAATAGTTCAGACGATAGTACCGATACACCCGCGCATACTATGAAAACCCCCAACCCTAGCCACGCACCGCCGCTGG